AATATTCCTTTATGTGCTATTAGCGGGTGCGCAAGTCTCAAGCGTGCCGCGCTAACACCTTCTTCATCATCGCACAAGTCAGCAAGTCCTTTAGCCTTCCATACTGCCTGCTGCTTCCGCCGCAATAATTGCGTCGCCAATGTTTCACAATAGTTATAATCAACAATAGCCTCAACAAGCCGCTTGTTAAGAACTGACTCACCCCATCCATCATTGCTGCGTCGCTTTGCGTTAGGTATCCGCTCACCGTCGATAATGCAAACGCGCGTGTAATGTACCTGGTATTCCGGCAAGTCTCCGCCTGGCGTTACAGTGTAAAGCACTGGCTCACCATAGCGAACCTTGCGGGGATTAGTTTCGCGCGCTTCAACGCGAATCTGATAACGATCATAAACGCGCACATCTTCCAGCATGGCCCCAGGCTTTACAGGTGATTTGAGCGCCCGCCCATCCTGAACAAGAGCAATGATTGCAGATCCGCCAAACAAACGCGACCAGCAAAGCGCATCAATGATTTTTGCATTCAATCGCTTCTCATCCCACAAAGAACGGAATGCTGCCTCGTCTGCCACGCCGTCAACCGTGAAGCCAGGGGAAACCATTTCCTCTGGCACTACGTCAATAACCCTTTTTGCCAGGCCGTCTTTTTCGTAAAAGTCAGCAAGTGTCTTGTATGGCATTGATTGCATGTAGAATGGTTGCTCTACTCGCGATTTGCAATTCTCGCCTTTAAAGATCTCGTTATAGCCGTCAGCCTTAACGATTCGTGATTTACTCATTATCTTTCCTCCAATAAAAAAGGCTGGATTCACCAGCCTTTGATTATATATTGGTTTGTCGATTCGTGCTATTTGTTCCGCAAACCTGCCAGTTTTTTCATTCTTCCTACCGGATCATCTGCCATGTTCATTTCAATGTTAACCGCATCAATGATGTTATCAACAATATCATCATGAGGATGGCTATCATCGAATGTAAACGCCGCAACTTCAGCTAGTATCTCAGCCAGCATAGGATGCGATTCTGGAAGTGCTACGCGTCCGGCGCGCATTACTGGCGCCGCATCCATTGCACGAGTAACCTTGTCTTTATCGCGCTGAACTGGATTGATCTTGATCATGATTTTTTTCGCTGCACTCTGAATCAAGCCAGTGCCAGACGATTTATCTTCAACATGAATCCTTCGCAACGTTCCGCATTCTTTATTGCGCTTCCAGCACTGATTAACGAATGCAACAAAATTCGTCTCAAGGTCCGGTGCTTCCCATTTTCCGCGAACGCCATCAATGAAGTAGACACGATCTTTATACATCCCCCAATAACAGATCACGGAGTAGTCGTTAAGCTCACCTGTTTTCTGCGCGGTATCAACCGTGATAAATGTATATTCAAAGCGATCCGGTTTTGGTAGCGTGCATTTCTCGCTGCTGCCGTAATACTGGAACCACTCTGTTTTAAACACGTTACCGCCAAGCGCAACAGGCTGTTGCTGATACTGACTAGCGAACGTGTACGGATCAGCATTTCGAAGTGCAAGTAATTCCTCCGCGCTTTCCTTAGCAGGCCAGAACGAATAATGAGCAACACCATCAATCATCACTGGCTTACTGGACAAAACATCGCGATCAAACTCAGGCTTTAACCAGTCAGGAAGCGTTTCGCGGTATTCCTTAGTAACGAGCGCCGGAATACTAACCACCTTGAACTTGATTCCGCCCATGCCGCCGTTTGTCATGAACCATGTTGAATCATTGACGTGTAGCCGTTGTTGAACCATCACAATTGGCGTGGTGTCCTTCATTCGACGCGATCGCACCGTGTTCTTTAGGCGCATGTGTCCGGCTTCGCGCTTCACCTTAGAAAGCATGTCATCCGGCTTGTCTGGATCATCAAGAACCAACATACCAGTAAAACCATCGTCCATGTAGCCGCCACGCAGACCAGTAACCTGACCTCCGATAGAGCGCGAGTTAACTTGTAATTTAACCTTGCCGCCATCGGTTACAATCAAATCCTTTGCGCTCGCCTTTGCCAGCTTTCCAGGCCATAGCTCCTGCCACTCTGGAGAACCAATAATCTCTTTGATGCGGTTGCTATTCTGCTGTACAAGGCCATCACTAAACGACAAATTAAGATTTCTCACCTTCTTACTTTTCAATGACGCATAAGGTGACATATGGATCGAGAATATCTCTGTTTTACCGCTGCCTGGCGTTATGTTGAAAATTACATTCTGTGACTCGCCTTTGATGATTTTTTCAACTTCGCTGCATAGGTAACTGAAATGCCAGTTTCCTAAGAACCTTTGCCCCTGGAGAAGTTGAAACCAAATGCGGATCATCTTTTCGAATGAATATTCGCTCATTTCCTTAACGGCGCGTTTTTGCGCCGCTGTTAAGTCTTCCCAAATCAGCATTATATCTTCTCCAGAATGTCAATTACCGCCTCTTTGACTTCCTCCGCCGTTACAGCGTCAACGCTGGCGCTTGTGTTATTCTCAATGGTAACGGTGGCTGGCTTTTCAATGCCGATCTCCTTACCGATGAATCCGGCGTTAACAATATTGTTTGCGGCAAGCTGGAATTTTTGCTCGTAAACAACGCCGTCGATAAAGTCCATAACCTCGCTGAATCCTGGCTCACGTCGCCATTTTTCAAGTACGGAAGCAGAAAGGCCAGCGAATAAGCGGAATCCATTTAAGGTGAACACGCGCGGCTTGTGAATCTTACTTTCGTATACGTCACCCTGAAAGGATGCCGTTTCCGCAGCCTGTATATGGTTTTCCTCCGCCCACGTAAAGTAACGTACAGCCAGATCAAATACCTGTTCCGGCGTGTACTTGTGCGCCTTTGTCATTTTTGCTATATCGCCATATTGCTTATTATATAGTTTTTTAAAATTGCAAGCCTTTACTGCTGGCTCAACGTTTTTAGCCATAATGCGCCCTCCTTTATAACAAAGACTTATTATAGACAAATTGCAGACAATAAAAAACCCGCCATTTGGCGGGTAGTTGTTCAATACTTGTATTTTACTTTTTCTGGATTTGTTTTCATAGTGCTGTGAATCCTGCCACCGATTGATAAATAGTGACCGCGAACCTGCCAAACTTTCTGCTCTTCATCCCAAAACGCTAAAGCAAATTCACCTTTTTTTGACTTATAGCGAACACCAACAGCCACCACGAAAGATACAGCGACAAAGCCGATTAGAACACCAATGATTAAAGCAACCAAACCAATAATTACAGAACTCATGATATTTTCCTTACAAGATCTATTGAAAACTGGTGAGTGTCTTGATTAGCGCCGGACAACTCTTTTGCTCTTGCTGCCGCCTCAAGCTCTCCGCGCGCTTCAACCTCACATTCAAAACTTTGTCTACATGACGAGCAATTACGCCCCATTCGCCTGATCGTCAACCTTACTTTGTACTTCATCTTTTACGATCTCGCGTTTGATGCAAGTGATATTGTGCACTGGGTACAAGTATTCACCAATTCGAATGGATTTCCCATCATCATCAATTTCATCCTCATTAACGGTAACAGAAAAGCTATTGCAAGCGTAACCATTTAAGGGATTCATCACCATGCTATTAAACATGAAAGTTAATTTGTACTTTTCCATATATTCACCTATAAAAAAAGGCGATACGTCTTACGGTAAAAACCTGCATATCGCCGTTGTTGCGTGGCAACCGCGCCACCCGTTCGGCACTAATGCCGCTCTTATGTAAACGCTGAATATGCTAACCAATCAGGAAATCGTTGTCAATCATTCGCGGTCAAATGCGTTTCCCCATCTCCCACGAAGATAACCACACAACCATATAAATTGAGTAATTGTCAGCATTGGAGCAACTGGCTGATAATGTTCGGCAATAATGCCCTTCATAACTTCATCAACATACTTCCCGCGCTTTTCAACATCCGCCTTCATTGCCTCGCCGCACTTCTTAGCCTGGCGTTTTGCAGCGTTGAATTGTGCCTCGTTCATTCCAAACATTACAGACCTCTACCCTTCCACAAGTTGTACATTTCGAAATAGTGCATTGCTGTTTCAGTATCGCCGCGCTCTAATGCTTCCTCTTGCTTCTGTGCGCACCACTGCGACGGTTTTATGTAGTTATCCATTTAATCACCTTAACCAAAAAATGCCTCGTCAAAATGCGATTTAGGCGCTCCTATGTATATTCATTTTCGTTAAATTCTCCGCGCATGATGCGCTTGATGTTTTCCAGTGAGTTGTGCTTGTACTCGTTCCACTGCTCAGTGGTTAAATTCATGCTCCTAGGCGATCCCAATTCTTCGCTAATTAGATCGTCAATCAATTGGCTCACCTCGTCGATAACAAGATCGTTGGTTTGTTCGATGTTCTCCACGCATTCAAAGCCCTGTATACAACCACCTAAAACCTGTTGACGCTTTTTAGCCTCCTCCAGCGTGTCACAAATTGCTCGGCGCTCCTGCTTGTTTTCGTTAGTTCCGATCTTGTAGTAGTGAATGAAAATCATTTATATTTCTCCGTTACCTGCTTTGCAACTGATTGTGCGTAATTGGCAAATGCCGACTCCACGCTTTCATTCTTTCGCTTCCAGTTATGAACTTTTAAAGCCGTGTATCCATTCTCAGCAAGCCATTTTGCAGTTTCTGCCGCGCCAGTCGGACGTGGTGAGAATTTTTGCTCAAGCTGAGTAAAAAGCTCTCTTGCAACCTCATGATCAATCATAATTTCATCAGTTGATCCGCAAAGTGCACGAGAACCTACAGCATGCAGGAGTTTCTTTGCTTGCTCTTCTGAAAGGTTAATCGTGATCATTCTTCTACAACCTCATATTCACCTTCGTTAACGCTCAATTCATCGCCAGCCTTGATGCAACCATCATCGGTATCTCGTGGCGCTTGAATGCTCAAAGTTCCATCGCGATATTGTCCGGTAACTTCGAACACATCGCCAACCTCGATACCGCACTGCTCAAGGCTCAATTCGTCAGTATCAAACGGGCTAATTGATTCAATGTTGGTAATTCGAATTTTCATTGCGCTTTCCTCTTTTTCGCTTCAATGAGGACACTTTAACAAATGCCCTCGCGGAAGTTTTAACAAAAAGTGCTATTAGCTCATGTAATAGATTTCATCGCGCACAAAATCGTCAAAATCAGATTGCGTTAATGGTCGATCCTCTAGTGCGGCCTGCTCAATCATTTCAACCAGGGCGCAATCCATATCAAGGTAATGCGCATCAAGATCATACCATGAAGCCATTTGACGCGCCCAGGAGCGGCAATTCTTGAATCCGTAACGGCGGATACAGTTTGCTGTGTGAAATGAGTCATTCCAACCACGCTCAAGCGCTGCCTTTTCGAATGCGTTAATCAACATTTTACGATAGCTTTTAGCCATTTACTTCCTCCTTTTAGCGCCACCGAAGCGGCGCGGTTAAACATTATTTCTTCCCAGTCAGGATGTAACGCTTGCCATTTTTAAATCCATCGCCGTAGCCGTAACATGCGCCAGCCATGAAGATAATCAATCCGCCGATTGACTCAACAATGCCGCTATACCCATAAGCCATGTGGCAACCAGCGATAAGGGCAATAAAAGTGATAATTACTCTTTTCATTCGTGATCCCACACATCGCATTTTTTGACAACCAGCAAACGCAGCTTGTAAGGTCGGAACTTGTGCAACTTTTTAGCGTATTCACGCGCCTCACTGTAACTATTGAACTCCATAGCCCAAAAGCCGAAAGCATCATCCGTCAGATATTCCCAATCCCCACTAATAACGCGGCGGCGTTGCAGATAATAAATCTTGCATTCTGTGCAAGCAACGATCCGGTATTCAGGTTTGAAGATTCGTTTTAGTGCATTAAAAACCATATTGCGGCCCTCACTGAATAAACAACTAATAGAATCAAGAATAACACAATCATGATTTCATGAAAATCAAATGGCGGCTTTGGATTGGTTGCGTTGTTGTTATTTCCCAGCATTTCGCGCAATCCTTTTGTACATTCTGTAAAAATTACTGCAAGGCTTTTTGAACTTGATCGCATTTCGAGCAAGTCGCCGCATCCGTCGCGCATCGTATCGCGCTCGCTGAAATGGTGTTTTCATTGTCTTAACATGACAGCCGCGATGATCGCTTATTCGCTTAAGCTCAATCAACGCGCCTTGAGTTGACACTACGCAATAATGATCAAATCCAAAACGGCGAGTAATGATATAGCCATTCTTGATGCGTGGGCGGCGAAAGTCTTTGCTGAATCCGCGATAAATACTATCCACCGTAACAACCTGCCCCTTGCTAATTCCGCAATATTCATCTGCCCAGGTTACGCGAAACTTTGTTCCAACGCCAATGTCGTTTAACTCTACCATGATGATTTCCTCTCGTTGATTGGTGTTTGCATTATAGCGAGGCATTGCGCCCCGCTTTTAGCAATTCGTGCTATTTGATCTTAATGTGTTTCCACTGGACCGTTTTGATGATCTCGTCAACAGTCTTTTCTGGCTCGCCATCAGTCATTGTGAAGTCGTAATGCTTGACTCGGTGATGGTATCCGCTCAGGTCAATATAGTTTCGCGAATCGCCATCAAACGTGAATCCCTCGCGATGCAGTCGGCAAATGTGAACTTCATGGCCTGCCTTAACGAGCGGCTTGATTTCCTCAGGGAATCCGCCATCACTAATTACAACAGCTAAATCCCTGCACATCTCGTGTACTTGCTCAACCATGCGATTTCCAAAATATTGCTCGCCAAAAGCTGGCTTCATGACTTCTTCACTAATCCAGATCATGAATTGTCGCGGAGACTTGCCTTGCAAGATTGCTTGAGGCTTTTCTTTCTGCTCGCGGTCGTTATACAGATCAATGAACTCGTCATATCGGTAAACGCCAAGCATGGAGAATGCAATATCGAATATAGGCTGTTTAAATGACGCTTTAACCGCTGCGTAACGATGACCCGTTAAGTATGCCGCAAGCGTATCTTTGCCAACTCCTGGCGGTCCGTTAAGAATGATAATGTCGCGTTTCATATTGATTTTCTCCATGTTTACCGGAATGTTTACCTTTGCGCTGGCGCTTATTGCGATAGCGTTGATTCATCTCTTGGTGCTCGTGGTAGCTGTATCGCTTCTTTTTGGATACGATTTTTTCGAAGTTTCGCATCTTCATGATCTCATGTTGTTATCTCAACATAGCGCACTGCGTGAATGCGCTATAGTAAGAATCACCACTTAAAGCCGCTTTCATCCCGTACAATCTGGTAAAGCGCCACCCAAAACCACACAAACCAGAACATCAGAACAAGAGGCTGATCTTTATCCGTGCAATCACACTCTTTAACCAATGCGCGGAAGATGAATAAGCCTGAAATATAAAAGAAAACCACTAAAAATACAAGTAACCAAATCATTTGTTGACTCCTTCAATTACCAGCGTGTAAAGCAGAACTGGATTTTGCATGTCTCGGCGGCGCGGCTCTCGTGGCGAATCGGGCCATGCACATTTCCCGTTTGCCACAATATAACCCACCAGGTCACTAAGTTTTGATATACCGTCTCGACTAATCACGTTGTATGCAACGTCTTCGCCGTCAATGGAATGGATAGCAAAGAAACTTGGCGCGCCGTCAATCTTATCTACAGCTTTGAAAAACTCAACTTTATTAACCATGATTTAATCCTCGTTTGTTGTCGATGGGCTTACTATACCGCAAGCCCGATGGAATGCTTTAGCAAAAAGTGCTATTCCGCATTAACAAAATCGCCGTCACTATGATCGAATGACCATGCGCATCCAGAATCATCATGAACTATAAAGCTCTTGTCATGATAAGAAACAACGTCATAGGCTATTCCTCTAGTAAAGCTGGCATTGACAAGGCTGTCTTTGCTGCCAACGAATATGGCGCGCTTAGTGATCTTGATTGCTTCAACGCCATGAGATTGCAGGTGAGCGTGTGGCTTGTCGTATTCCGTGACCTGATAGGTTGTGATTCCCAGGCTGCGGAAGTGCTTAACCACGTTCTGAGAATCATCAAAAGCGCACACGATGTTTTCCAGGCCGATAGCGCGCAAGACTTCTTCTTTGATGATTGTGTCTTTGCGGTTGTCTTCCTTGCGGCGCATGATTAACGCATCGTACTTGATGCCGTTTTCGTTAAGCCATTTGCAGGTATCCGCCATCACTTCGTCGCTGCGTCCGGTCAGGATAACGATTGCAAATCCTGACATCCACAAACCGTTAACCACTGCAACCGTGCTCTTAATCGGAGAATCGCCAACAGCCGCCTTATTGAACTCAGACCAGCTTTCTGTAAGGTGCAAATCTTCCGTAGGAAGCAGGTGCAAGCGATGCGTTCCGTCTGATAACGTTCCGTCCAGGTCAACGATAACAATCGGCTTGCTCGTGGAAAAATGGTATTTGCTTCCCCAAAGTTCAAATTCGTATTTTTTCATTATCAAACCTATCAATTAAAATGAATTTGCTTGTATTCGATTTCATCTGCCAGATCATTTAACTTATCCGCCAGCTTGCGCACCTGGTCAATGGTGAGTATCGATCTAAAATCCGGCCTGCGCCCACCTTCAAACGTGCCATCAATAAACACGCGATCGCCAAACTTATATACCTCAAGTGCATCGCCATGATTATCAATAAACTTGTGTTTAACGCGCTTATTTGTATCCATCATTCACCTCCTCAAATTCAGCAATTACCATAGCGTGTGCCATAACCTTAGTGCCTTCACCACCGTTCAGGAACATGCGATGCCCTTTACTGTTGCTGACGTAAAAAGATCCGGTTGATGATTTCAGTTTTTGCGCCGTATAGATTTCGCCAGGCTTGAACATACCAGCACAACCATAGCCAACGGAAACGCATTTCATTTTCTTGTTAACGTACATCGTTTTATCTCCTTCGTTGAAAGTGAGGCCATTATACCTGGCCCCACATTTGAGTTTTAACAATTCGTGCTATTTACACCTTAACTTTCCACTTAACCATCGTTCCGCGCTTGATGCTGATCTCTCCTGCAACAGTCCGGCTTTTCGCGCTGCCATAATGAAGCAGAAGAATAACAACGTCATCATGAATCTCGATCGTCTTTGGCTTAGCCGTTAATTCATACCATGCGCCATCATCAAGCTGTACGCCTTTTAGCGTGGCTGCGACTGGCATATCTTCAATAGCACTCTGACTTACGAGATCTTGCGCAACAAGACCGGACGCCTTGATTGTTTGACTGTGAATCTGCTCACCAATACGTCGAGCGGCGTTATCTATCGCCTGCGCAAAATATGATTTACCTCCGCCAATTGGCGCATCTCCAAACAAGTGTTTTGTAATATCTTCCACGTAGTACACCTTATCTTCTTCGTTGTGCGGATTGTATTTGTTGTGGCCATTAACAAAGAAATCAACTTTCAACTCTGATTTCGTACCATCGCTATAAACGCCATTGTCGCGAGATGTGTAGCGAATCGTTGAGTTACCATTCGTATGGAACGTGATCGGATACTTGATATTGTCCACACTTAAGCACCACAATTTTTTATAGTCGCAGGTTTTCATCTCGACCATCGGAATCTCTGCGCGTTCCGGTGAGCGCACTGGTAACACCTGGCCCTTGTATGGCTTATAGTGCAAGCATGTGTAGCCTGGCATTGCATAGCCGTAGTCATGGATTGAGTTGTAGTGCTTATTGTGCGCATCAATGAAGTGCTCAATCTCCATTGTTGAAACATCAGGCTTTCCGTATTCGTTAAACTTAGTGCATGTGTTTTTGTCGGAAAACATGAAGTGACCAACGCCGCGAGATTGGAAGGTGATCGGGAATTTGATGTCAGCAAGTTTTAACATGGTACTTTCTCCTGATTGGTTTAACTGGGCGACGCCGTGCCGCCCTATGTGATTTATTATGCCTGGTTATCGTTTTTGAGTTTTAACAAAAAGTGCTATTTAGAATTTTACCTCTTCCACAAGCTCAACCATTTTATAACCAAGCCGATAAGAGTCACCGAACAACAACATTCCCATAAATTCATCGTGGCTTATTGACTCTTTGCCAACCGTTCTAAGCTCGCCGTTGTGAATCACAGTATCGCCGATCTTGATTTCTGATTTATGGACTAATTTCGTTTTCATTTATTCACCTGCTAATTAAAAGAAAGCTACATAGTTTGCAATGCCTTTGGCGTCGTCGTTTGGCATTGCTTTTACAGCCAGGTCATAACCTGCCTCTACCTTCTGCTTTGCTGTTTCTTCGTTGTAGCCCCAGATAACCAGGATTTTAACTACGTTTTCTTTGTTCAGGACTTTAAGGTCTTTGGTGATGCGACGTGCCATTTTGTTTTCCTCAATCTCGTTTCGATGAGGCTATTATGCCAGGATTTGCACCTGGCGTTTTAACAAAAAGTGCTATTTCCGGTCAGAGTCCAACATTCTCCTCATCGAATGCAGCCACAAGCCTTGCGAATACCGGATCTCCAGGCATTTCAATTTCAATGACTTTGATTTCTCTTTCGCATATGCTTGTGTAAATCTCGCTCGCATCAGATAGCATATCGGTAAATTCCTGCGCTGTGATTTCACATGCGGTCAAGTGGAAGTCAATCAGCTTGTTAAAGCCCACTTCATCAATTTTTTCCATCAGTTCATCAAGTGTAAGTTTGCTCATTTTATTGCTCCTCATCGTTAAGGTATGTTTCTTTAATGATCGCGTGAAAGTCTGCGATCGCTTTAGCAAGTGTTTCATATTCATCTGGCGAGTAATTTGCCAGGTTAGGTGAAACCTTAAGTATTGACTCTGCAACCTGGCGTTTCGCTTTCGCTACAGCCTTCTCAAGCGCGGCCTTGTTGTAAACCCTGCGATTTGGCGCATTAACAATTGCTACATCAAAATAATTTTCTCCGAAGTATTCGCTATCTGGTCCATAAGGTTTCTTTGAAACTGAAACTCTCCCCTTCTCCGCCACTTCTGGAACGCGCCCCATAATCTGACGCAGATATGATCCGGCATTGCTGGCTGACTTCTTGCCCTCCAGGTGCTGCCTTACCCATCTTTCAGGTATCTGGATCGATTCATGTACTCCAGTAGCTAGAGCAATTGCAACCTTACGAAGCTCATTTGTAAATACAGATTCACTCATGATTTATACCCCCTCGTGATTCAGTGGCTGCATTATCATTTACCATTCCTGGCGCGTCAACTGTTTTTAATTGTTATTGGCAGTTTTTCAATGTTTTGTTTCAAGAACGAAACAAAATTCATGTTTTTTTTCTTATAAATCAATGTTGTTTTTGCGTGTTATCTAAAAATGCGCGGATACGCCCCTACCCCATATATACATACAAGCCAACACACAACCACATACAATCACCAAAAATACATCAGGTATCAATATGACCACATAACACACATAACAGATAGTAATTTATAGATACATATAAATAAATAATCCTTATTTTTTAGTATGTTATATTGATTTTTCTTGTTATTTTTTGTTATGCGATTCCACGCCGGAATAACACGCATAACAGCGATAACAGAAGATAACAGATGCGCGCGCCAGGATTGCCGGAAAGGACACAAGAGGACCGCGTTTCTCTATCCCCTCCACACAAAAAGTTAATCACCTGATTAAAATTGATCAAACTCAAAGTCTCACAATCCAGGTGATCGCGAATGAATTATTCCTGTTATTCCTGATTAGTGGAATAGATGGAATAATGACCAGTCAGCAAATAGCACTTTTTGTTAAAACTGAATCATCCTGATCGGGTACATTACACACATCGAAACGATACTTACTCGCTGAGGAATTGAAGATGATTAGCATGAATATGTTCACCGCTAAAGACCATGAAAACTTCGCGGCACTGGCTGACCTGTTCGAAACCGCAGAGATGGCTGAACTGTTCATGACTGAGTATGAATTTCAGGACGGAATCAGCAACGCAATTGAAACAAATTTCGGTGATGCTCGCGTTACTGGTGCTATGTTCGCAAACGTTGCTCGCAAACTGTTTCAGGACTACCGCGACGCGCGTCACGTAAAGGGTACGTTCGGATCTGCAAAGAACACCGCTGAAATCATCCGCGACTATATCGAACGTCACGCAAAACAATAAATAGCACTTTTTGTTAAAACACGATCGGGATAACCTGGTATAGTTATCCCATCGAAACGAGATACCCATCAGGAGAAAGCAAATGAACATCAGCAAAACCACTTTCAATTTCGCCAAGCGTCATGGTCTGGACCTGACTGTTGAGAATTTCGGCGATGTTCTGCAACTCTGCATTTGGGAAGCGGATAACGATTGCGAGTGGCTTTGCTCTTATCGTATCAACTACGATTGCTTGACCTGGCATGGCAACGTTTACCTGCCGCAAGAAGTGAAAGAGGAATTGCCAGCGACCATCAATAATGAAGTGTTTTTGCGCCAAGTCCTGAAGTTTATTGCTGAGGAGATCAAGAAATGATTAGCGAAGTGGATTTTGAACTTGCCGAGGCCCAGGTAAGGGCCAAAAAGATGGGGTTGCAGATCTTGACGCAAACAGTCGAGTTCCCGTCTATGCCGTTCGCATCGTTTCATAAAGTGACGGTATTCAGTAGCAAACGCGAGTTTAACGCGCTAATCCCTGTTGGTGATGATAAGCGCATGGCAAAATTTATTAACGAATCATGTGATGTTCTGATTGCCGTTAAACACGATCAACAATGAAGGAGAAATAAAGATGGCGCGAATCAATGCACCTATTCCAGTTAAGCGCAAAGCACGTTTGCTCAATAACGGGTGTTACGCCCTGCGGACTGCATTTAAAAACCGCACATTTCCGGTTATCGTTAACGTGTCTCACGTAAGCCGTAGCGGTGATCTGGTATTTGTTAAAGGTGAGGATCTGTCGGCGCTTGGATTCTATGGCGGTATTTACAGTGAGGCGCTTGGATTCTGGATTAAAGATCCGTTAACTGGCGAGCGCGAAATCGAACTCCTGGACTAAATAGCACTTTTTGTTAAAACTCAATCCTCGCAATCCGATATATTACACACATCGACAACGAATGCGAGGATTTGAAAATGGTTACTCTGATTACCTGGGAACACGAAAACAGCCAGCCGGAAGTGCGCGAATTTGAAACTGTAGCGGCCTGCTACAACCTGGCGAAAAATGGCGGCTTCTATAAGGCGCAAATTGTTAACGAATTTGGGGTTGTTGACTATGAGTTCTAAGTTTTGCAGCTATACCGATACTGTGGATTTTGAGGGGATACAATTGCCCCTCCCGAACAACTACAGGTACATAACTCGTGACCGTTTCGGCTTTATCCAGGGGTGGCGTAACAAACCAACACACACTGAGTTCGGTATGTCTGGAGGAGAAGAGTTGCCGATCACTTTTGGGCATCAAAGCGGTGAAAATCTTCCGGTTGTTGCGCGTAAGTATCGCAGACGCAAGATCGCAAGACAGCTTATCTCTTTAACTGGATCTGTTGTTGAATAGCACTTTTTGTTAAAACCGATGCGCCTCTGATTGGTATATTATGCGCATCGACAACGAACGAGGATTTAAAAATGGAAAATCAGGTTGACGTTAAAGTTGTACAGCGTGACACCACTCACGAGAAAGGAATCTTTAAGAAAGGCGCTATCATCACAATTGATCTTGAGGATATGGTTGCGTATCACTCCGGCCTGACATGGAACGTTGTTAAACATGGCAATGCTTTCAAACTGCGTGGATTCAATACTTTTATGGAGGTTGTGTAATGGCATACAAAAACAGCGATTTTAAAAACTCAGCCGAAACAATCAAGGCGCAACTCATTAAACAACGCGCTTATAGATTCTGGCTTGATTATTATGACCTAAGAAAAGAGATGGATAATCTTATCAAGACTGGTAACGCGTTCTGTTCTAACAGGACGGTTTGGCGCAATATGAATGCGCAGTACGGTTATGGAAAAATTCGTGTATTTGGTGAGGCTGTTGAAGCGTATGTATTTAGCGCAACAAAAGCTGTGAGTTTTAACGTTGTTGGTATTAATTAGATGAAGCTAATAATATTCCATAATGCCTGGATTGTGGCTGTTGCAAATGATCATTATGGCGGAGACGGCAAGCGAGCAAAGCGCCATAGCTATTTCAACTGATAGCACGAATTGCTAAACAATATTTCTCAAACCTGGTATAGTTACCATACTAAATATAATGAGGATTGCATAATGAAAGCTAAAGTCACTAACATCATGCACACTGTTGATGCACATCACCGCGTCGCCATTAAGATGGATAAATCTTGTGGAATCAACCAGTTAACAATCACGAGTGGTAAAGGTGTGTTTGTTGTTGGATCACATCCAGGCAGTAAAATCCGCAAATATACTCGCGAAGAATTGATTAAACTACTGGAAGAAAACAGCATGTTTATTGAAAGCTGGAAAGCTGTATGATTAACCAATGGGAGGTTTCCGCCTCCCATTTTATCAATGGTGAATAAATGATTAAGACGCTTGATATTTTATTTGGTGTTATGATTGGCCTTGTCGGTTTGCTTGTTTTTACTGCTGGGCTTGTAATTATTATTGCTGTTATTAAGGAGTTTATTAAATGAGTCAAGACGGTTTTTTTGAGCGACTGCAAAAAGCAGAAGATGCCGGACTGAATAAAGAGGCCGCGCTTGAAGTCGCATATAAAATCAGGACGCTTGATGATGCGTTGGGTGAAATGGATATGGATCATGAATGCGGCGCTGCCTTTGTAGATCCAACCATGATTGTCAATGATTGCGGCTGCAATTTTGATCCGAACTGTCCTAGATGCTTTCCGTTTTGAGGTGATGAAATGTATAAAGGTTTAATATTCTCTTTGTTTGATGGATCTGGCAAAGCTGTTAAAGATTGGGCTGATGCTGGATATAAATGCATTTGCTTTAATGCTGACGGTGGCGATCACGGTGATTACCAGTCAGTGCGCATACAGCATGAGAATATCGAATACGTTAACGTCTGGATTGATGAAAGATTTTACCACCGCGCGCGCTGGGAGGAATGGGGTATTCCTGACTTTATTATGGCATTTCCGCCTTGCACAGACCTTGCAAATAGCGGATCTCGCCATTGGGCCAAAAAGCGCCTTGAGAATCCATCATTCCAGGATGAGGCCGCCGACACTTGCAGGATCGCGGCTGATATAGCTGATTATTTCGGTGCTCCTTACATGATCGAAAATCCGGTTGGCAAGTTGTCAACGTTATGGCGAAAGCCTGATTATACGTTCCATCCGTGCGATTATGCTGGCTATCTGCCGGAAGATGATAAGCATCCCGACTTCCCTGATATTATTCCGGCGCGGGATCGGTACTTTAAGAAAACATGCCTTTGGACTGGAAACGGGTTTGTTATTCCTCCGCATGCTTTAATCCTGCCGAAAGAGAATGACAAAGATAATCCTGGCTGGGCCAAAACTGGCGGAAAATCATCTCGCACAAAGATGATCCGCTCCCTCACTCCGCGCGGTTTTGCTCGCGCAGTCTTTGAAGCAAACGCAAAATAGCACTTTTTGTTAAAAGCCAGGTGTAAAAGCCTGGCATAATCACTTCACAGAAACGAAAGGAGAAATAAACGATGAAAGTTATCTGCAATAAAACCAACGTTTTGATGAACGGTCGTTATAAAGCTGTATACGAAAAAATTGCTGGTAGCGATGATGTGATCGAGTTGGAACAATTCCAGGTAAAGAGCATTACAAAGGGTAGTAAGTGGCAAAACGCTGTTGAGTCTGACTATCGTCATATCAAGACAAAAACAATTAAATGCACCTTTGTAGATCACAAAATCCCGTGTAAAAAGCATTTCAAAGAAGGAAAGCGCTACCAGATTGAGCAAGGCCGCGCGCTTGGCGCTGTTGCTGGTTATGTGTTTGATGAAGCTGGCGACCGCTGGACGCTATACCGCGAAGAAGTTGGATTTTCCGCTGGTGGCTGTCATTTATTTGAGGCTATGTATAAGTGATCAAGGCTGAATATCGCTATAAGGTTACTCATTCAGCAACAAAAACCTTCAGGCCTGGCGATATAGTCAGGCCAATAAAGAAAACGATGGTTGGATGGCTGATTGGATTCTCATATCACAAATCACTTTACTTTGATTTTGTTGATTCCGTAACCGCGCATTGCCATAGCGCAAGGGAACCAGAAAAAATCTTAGTTAGTATAGAGCGGATCAAATAGCATTTTTTGTTAAATGCGGGTAGCATTGGTGCGGTATTATTGCCGCATCAAAAAAGGAGTTATCATCAATGAATTTTTCGTTTGAAACCAATAAACTAACACCAAAACAAATTATAGAATTAGCTGATGCACAAGGATTGTCTCCGGTGCGCGTGTCCATTCAGGCAAACGGATACCGTCAATCGTCCAGCTTTTGGGGTGAGGTTAATGATGTTAATAACGGAAACGATCGCTACCCTGTGATTTCTCTTGGCAATGATGTTGATGTTGTTGGAAAGTTGGCGCGCAACATTGCTCGCTCAGTTCAGTTCCCTGAATCATCGGCATATATGCATTTTATCGGCTGCGTGTCTGCTGCAATGCTTGGACGCTTCACGGTTGAGTATCACGGAACGGATCAACCAACCGCTCTGTACGTTGTTACAAGCCAGCCTCCTTCAACTGGTAAATCTGCCGTTAACAGTCTGGCACTTGCTCCAATGGTTGCAGAAGTGGAAAGAATTAACGATCAGCGAAAGAAGGAAAGAAAAAAGATTCAGGCAAAGTTGGCAGGTCTTGCAAAAGAGATGAAAAGCGAGCGTTCCGGCGCTGATATGGAATCGCTATACCAGGAAAAAGAAGATCTGGAAGAAAAACTGGAAAAGATGTGTGACATCGTTTTCCCTGTGTCCGACACCACGCCGGAAGGACTTGCAAGAATCAACAATCGCCAGGGTAACTTTGCTGTAATTTCAGACGAGGCAACGAGTATTAACAGCCTTTTAGGTCTGACATATGCCAATAGCGAACGTAAAACCAACAGCGAACTTGTGCTAAAAGCATGGGATCATGGTCATGTTTCTATAGCTCGTGCAAACGCTGACAACAATATGAGTTTTAAAGCTCTTGGCTGTATGGCGGTAATTGCCCAGGATGAAACAATCAATGCCATCATGGATGCAGGATCGCGCGGTATCGGTGTAAGTGAGCGTTATTTGCTTGTGCGTGAGGAATCATTTTTAGGTCGTCGAAAGTTTGTTGATGATAACGGTGATTCTACTTATGAGCCTGTTGATGGAGAACTGAAAAGTCAATATTTTAAGCTGATCCATAACATCATGAGTGAATCAAACATCCAGCTTAAGATCAGCAAATCAGCAATGCGAGTTCTTAACATGGCTCGTCAGGAGATGGAGCCGCACCTTGCTGATGGCGGAAAGTATTCGCATACAATGCTGCGCGGTGCTCTTGGCAAAATGGATAAGCAGGTGATCAGGATTGCTTCGGTTTTGCACACTATCCGCAATTGGTTTAATCCTGGCGGATACCCTCAAAAGTCGAAAGAGATTGAGGTTGAAACCGTTCAGGAAGCACTGCTGATGTTTAGCGAGTTGAGCAAAACATACATTAGCGCCGCCAACGCTTCTGGCTATGCTGGTGATGATGCTGAAATGGGTAAACTAATCGAGATTATCACTCGACACGGTAAGGCTAACAAGGGAATCTTGAATGTGCGCGCCATATATGAGGCTGCACGAAAAGTTAAGCCATTTGTTGGTCAGGCTGGCGTAATGAAGCGTATGGAAACGCAACTGCTGCCGATGCTTGAAGAAAGAAATTATATTTGTGTGATTAATGGCGTTGTTTTCGTAAATCCAACATTGCTGGGGTAATTATGTTTCTTCTGGATCTGTATCGCTGGTGTGAGTCATTCGAATGGTTTACACGTCAACATATCGCAAAATTTATATTTCAGCATAGAGAATGTGAGCGGCTCGCAAGGGCCGCAGGATTTACGCCGAGAATGTTTGCAACCGCCGTTTCAAAAGAGTTTTGCGCAAGAATGATGACCGCTGGTTATCTTGATGGAGTTGGTGGAAAGTTCTGGTGTAAGAAAGGGTCTGCAAATCGACCTTTCTCGTTTGAGCTTTACAGCCTGGAAGGTATGCAAAACGAATGGGTAAGGGATGTTTTAAGGATCGGAGAAATGAGCGATGAAGAATTGTTTACGTCAAATGCTAATAGACAAAATATTGAAGTTCTGCGCCGTAAGTTCAATCTCACATGAAGACTTCATGCACGCAATGCTAACGCTCATTCATTCTGACATGCGAGCGTTTAACATATCAGAGCATAATTTGTGTGATGATGACGGCGTTTTGTTGGTTACTGTAAAGCGTATTGAATAACAAAGGAGGCGTTAAGCCTCCTTTTTGTTGCCTTTGCGGTAGGAAAAGTAAAGCATTGACAAAAGACCACTGAAAATTGCAGCGCAATAGATTATAGGATCGTACCACTTCCTTTGCTCACCCTGCACAACCTGGATTTTATCAGCCTTGATGGTGTTTGCCTTAATGGTTGACGTAGTGAAATCCTTCTTGCTGGAAGTGTCCACCTTATCAACCGCAGATTCCTTTATTGTAGTTTCCTGTTTTGTGCTGGTGTCCTGCTTTGCGGTAACGCCAACGGCCTGCTTTACGTTCTCCGCTCCTGCCTGTGCTGTGATCTCCGGCTTGCTACCGATTAATCCGGTCAGTGGCGTAACGCTTGAACATCCAGACAAAATAACAGCGATCGCGATTGCTGATAACTTTCTCATGATTACAGATCCTTAATGCAATATTTAAATTCCACCGCGCGGCGGTTGCGCAGTCCTTTAGACGTTTCTTTCTTTCCTGTTTTTGGATTGGTGTATTTTGTCCATCGCCATAACTGATTGCACGCTTCCATATAACGACCGTTATTAATCAGCTTAAGCATGGTTGAATTTCTAAAAGCTCCAGTTCCAGCATTGTATGTGAATGAATACATTGCTGCGCGCATTGTATCAGGAATGTCAACCTTTACACGCTTATCAACTTCATCCTTTGCGATCTTGATATGCTTTGCCAGTAGTGCATCGCACTCTCTTTGTGTGTACGTTTTGCCTTGTATTACGTCAGGTCCAGTTATTCCAGCGCAAACCGTCCATATTCCAGCAATATCTTTGTACGGCTTATATTTTACTCCTTCTATTTCCTCCAGTAGCGGAGAAGTAAGGGCAAGAGCAACGCCAAAAGCCGCAGCGGTCACTCTTTGTTTTATACTCATTATTTACCCCTGATCTCAATAGCTTTCTTAATATCACCGCATTCAAGCGCATCACGTAGCGCCTTACTATCACGCCAACGAAGATAAGCGCCCCACATACCAAATGCAGCCATCAAAACTAAGCTGGCTATTGCGATAGTTGTTTGACCAGTTACCGCGCCAGTGATTGACGCGCCGCCAGTACCGGAAGTTGCAGCGTTTAAAAAATCTTTCATGATTAGATCTCCTGTAGATAAAAGTCAACAATTAATTGTTTGTATCCTAACCATTGAACTCACAAAAAGGAATAAAAAAAGGGCGAAGCAAAATGCCACGCCCAATTAAATTGATGATTTATATTTATATTTTAATGATTAAAAGTTCAATCAGCCATTTCTGGATAATGCATAAATCGCCCCACTTCTCCGTATTCTTTATCGTAAACAATAACAGCCGCGCGGCGACGAGAACGCCATCCACCGCGCGCAGCATATGCATCTTTTGCCGCCATGGTGCTATGCACTTCAACAATGCCCAGGCTTGTTTCAGTTACTGTCTGATGATGCCAGTGCCCTACGTGAGCATACATCATTTTTGAATTTCCGAAGTCTTCGCGCCAGTCTGCCGCGCACATCATTAGTAATGTTTCAGGCTTGCGTATAGTGTGCCCGTGATGATATGCCAGGAATGTTTTGCCATACTGTGTGTGATGAACTACTCGCGGAGAAACATCAACATGCACTCGCGGCTCATTCTCATATGCTGCCGCCATTGCTGCGCGCAACCAGATCATGCCGCTTTGGTCGTGGTTTCCTTCAATAATCTGAATCTCGACGTTTTTGTGTTTTGATAACAGCTTTGTGATTGCTCGACGCACTGACCGGATGGCAACATAAACAAGTTTTGCGTATCGACTATCTTGATCTAATACGTGACCGCTTGCAGGTGTCACCGCTTCCAGTCCGTCGCTGTGAAGCATATCACCACCAATCAGCAAAACAGCTTTTTCACTATCCGGTGCGCACTGGATGGAATAATCAATGAAATTATTCATTACGCGCTCTGCTGTTGCTGTATCCCAATTCTCGCCGCATTCATGCTTATGCGCCATTGCGCCCAAGTGCATGTCAAAGATCGGATACAGTGATAGCGTCTCGCTATAATCCTTTTGTGATTCTGGCTGTGGATCAAGTCGAGGAACTTCTTCGCTAAATGCATCCATAGCGGCCTGCATTAATGCTTCTAACTGTTCGCGGTCCTTACTTGTCTTAATCCATGTCATAACCACATTGCCATCTTTATCAATTAGCTTTGATTCTCCAGTAACACCAAAACCAGGTGATCCGATGGTTGTAACTTTACCTTGCTTTGCTAATCGTGCCGCGCGTCGCTCAATGCTGCGAACATTCATACCATACTCATTAGCGATCTGCTTATATGTCTTTCCCTGCTTGCGCTCATTGATAAATTGTTCATCTGTGATTTTGATTTGCTTCATCAAAAATTCTCCTTATCTCATTATTACAACGTATACAATAGAGATCGCCATCATAACAGGTAAGGGCAAAAGTAACAAACGCCACATGATAATAATCCTCATTTGTAGTATTTGCGCGGCTCGCGAATTTTCGCCATAGCCTCTTTGAAATCAATCTTTGTTGGTATTGCAGGTACGCGATGCATTTTGCGCGGTCGCTCATTGAGAAATGTCATTTTGTCGCCGCTGATAATGCTTATGTCAGCAATATCAAAATATTTTGCTATCTTGGCTATATCTTCAGAGATCCCACACTCCTTTGCGTGATCCCATACTGCCTGCCTACCTTGTTCAACCTTCATGCTTGTAATATGCCTCCGCAAATTCTAATGGGTAGTGACCATATGCAACGCGAAGTAGAATCATTGCCGCGCCCCAATCAAGCTGCATATTGTTTTTCGTTCCACCTTTTACCGCCTCGCGTGCGGTTTGTTGCGCCTGGTCAAATGCTTTCTTGCTGTATACTACCATTTTTATTTCCTCATGTTTGTTTCGTTGAAATAATTATGCCCGACACAAGGCCGGGCGTTTTAACAAAAAGTGCTATTTTGACGCAGATTCGTAAAACTCTTGCAAGTCTTTACCGATCTGCTCATGCCATTTTTCAAGCGGTAGTTTTCTTGTTTCCTCAAAACTCATATCAAGCGCGCTTGTAAACTCCCACGGATCACAACCTAATAGCGGTTTTATGAAATCGTTTTTATCAAGCGCCTCGCAAACCATAGCGCGAAATAACAACCATTCGCCAGTTTCATTTAAATAAACGCTTCTTTCTTTTTGCATGGTTTTAGCTCCGTTTCCGTGCGCGACGGTCTGCCACCGAAGGGCAAATGTCGCTGATTTTAACGTATCGCGTTTTCTGCTGCTCACCTTCTTTCAGTTCGCGCATGATGAAAATAACGCTGCCTTTGTTGTTTCCCTGCACTGGTTTACCTGTTAGCGCGGAAGTAAACGCAAGGCGTCCGGTGCGGGAATATTCTGTTCCATCCTCCTGGTAAACTTCGCCAGTGATCCAGATTATTTCCGCTGCGCGCTGCTGCGCTTCATAAAACCATCCTGTTGATGTGTCGCAAGGTAACAGAATGTCGATCTGGTTGTTGTGCTCCATTTGCTCAATCGCTTTCTTAACGAAAGGCGTTATATTGCTGAACGGCGGATTCAGCCATATATGCTTGTTACTACCCCACCAACGCTTTAAGCAATTTGTTTCCTTGCTGTAGAATTTTTCACATACAGCATTTTCTTTGCTTGCTGCCGCGTCAATGTCATAATCACCGTATTCGCTTTCCATCCATTCGACAAGCTCAGACGGCGTAGACCACAAATCGCGCACAACGTCCGGCGTATTGCTTCCGTTATAGCGGTTGCCAGTCACTTTAAAATATTGATTTGGTTTAACAGCCTGGTAATGACCACCAGTAGCAAGAGCATTGCCAATGAATGTTTCGCGTTCTATTTGTTCAAATGTCACTTCGGTTTCTTTGCTCATTTCTTAATTACCTGTTGTTTGTTGAACTGGTGTTATTATGGCGCAATCCTTCGCGCCTGTTTTAACAAAAAGTGCTATTTCATCATGTATTCTACCGCGATCATGAATTGCTTATATCCGTATGTTACGGCAGCGAATCCGCCAAGCTCACGCACACGGCGCAAGAATGCTTTTTGCTCCTTGCTGACTGGTGAAGCCTTACCCTTGCCAGACTTATTGACGCGTTTCATCTCAATAGCCGCGAATGGGTAACGGCCTTTTAATCCAATCAGGATGATAAAATCACTTACGCCCTTAACGAGTCCAGCTTGCTGATCCATCATTGCGATAGCTATACCCTTTTCTCCCTCATTTTTCGTATGCCAGGCAAGAAATTCAGGATGAGCATAAGTTAACCATTGAAACGCCCCAATCTGGTGTGATTCCTCTTTTAGCGTATCCGTCGGATCTCTTTCGTAAAACTCCAGATAATCGCCTTTATCAGTCATTGCCATAATTAAAGTCCTTCTTGTACAAATTATCTTCACCCTTGCTAGTCTTGCGGTGAGTCACACGCGATGGTGGCATGATGTGATTCACATATTGCATTATTTTTCGTGCATTACGATAGCTCGCCACCATGCCAGCAACACGGCGATCCGGTATGTGCTTAAGAGCAACGCTTCGCCATTTTGCGCGGCAAATTTGGCTCTCAGACTCAGGGAAAAATATCTCTCTCGCCCTGAAAGTGTCTATGCCATCGGAAAGCTCATAATTAAATATTATCCCTCTCTGGTTTTTCGTCATGTCAACAGAGAAAGATTGCACCTGGAACCAGTCGTTTTTTGTGTAGTGCTTTCCGCTTAACTTCTCGTTAGGGTCAATCAATGACATGTCGCAATGTCTGCATACCCTGGCAGCAATATCATTTTTAGTTCCACAACCGCGCTTAATAATCTTTTTAGTGCGTGGGTCAATCTGATCATCACATGTCCTGAATTTAAAGAACCACTCGCATCTGTTGCCGTTTTCGTCTACGTTCATACAACGACGAGCATAATAGCTGTTAAGAGTTCCGCAAATAGGGCACGGCTTCGGATCTTTACCGTTCCTGAATCGCTTCTGGTGCTGCGCCTGTTCCAGTATCGGATCAAAATAAAGCTCCCCTAGCTCGTCCATCGTTCCTGAAAAATCCATAACGAGGTGATCATCTTTCTTGAATCCTTGCTCCTTATGCCACTTCTTAAGTAGTCGCATTCCGCGCCCTAAAAGCTGAATCAGCAAAGTTAGCGATCCAATCTTGCGCAGAATAACAGACGTATCCCAAAACGGCACGTTAACGCCAGTAGTTAGCGCCTGAACCTGGAATATGTATTTTACCTTCCCTTCGTATGCTTCCTTCAACCACTCCTTGCGCTGATTGTCGCCAGTCTTACCAGTAATGATCCTGTAAGTCGTTCCAGGTGGCAATGCTGCCGATGCCTCTTTGCAATGCCTTTCTCCTGCACATGTCACAAGTACGCCGTTGCGGTTTTTACAGATCTCGTGAACTTTCGCCATGATGCGCTTTGTCATGGTCGCTTCTTCATGAATTTTTTGTTCCATCCTACGAAGCGTTTTAGCGTCAAAGTCTGCAACGCCATCCTCGCTGGATGCCTCAAACTCTGAAAGGTCATACCCTAGATCGCCAACGTCGCCAAAATTTGTTGGCACAACAGAACCGAATTTGATCAGGTAGTTGGTGTCAATATTAGTAACCTGTTCACGCCAGAATCCTTTCTGTTTTTTGTCTTCTACCAGGATCGGGACTACGCCGCGAAACTCCGATCCAGTCATGCCAAATATGCGCAGTTCATGACCATATGTTTTCCGGCAGCGGCGCATCATTTCCATGATAATGACAGTGTATTGTGTGCGGCCTGTTCCCTCCATTGGCAAGCCATCCTCACCAATCAGGAACTCTGTATTTCTGTTCCTGCTTCCCTTTGTTATGTCATAATCTGGATTTGGTACTTTTTCGCCTTTCTTCGTTGTCATTTGTAAAAATGACTCGTCTTTCTCTATTGCGTCGGCAAGGTCTTCCCAATCCACCTGGTGACACTCATCGATCCCGATAACGTGCGGAACATAGTCGCCAAGCGCTTTAAACAGTCCATTAACTACAGTTCCCTCAGAACCAACAACAATCGGAAAGTATGCGCTTTTTGTCTTCAGTCCTGCACAATAGATGGAGTTCGGCACACCAAGATTTGTTATCTCTTCAGAATCCTGATCCACAATCTCAGCCTGGCGAGCAAGGACCATCATTTTCAAGCCCATTTTCCGGCACTGGTGAGCAACCATTGCAAACATCAATGTTTTGCCAGCCGATACGGACGCTTTAACAAAGAATGGATGCTCATAATTTTTCATACGCTTTGCGATCTCAGCGTATGCAACGCACTGGTAAGGGTAAGGCACAATCTCGCCAACAGTGAAACGCTCCTGAATGGATTTAATTACCGCTTCACCAAGTGCTGATATTTGCTTTTCAATGTTTGGAATCATTCTAAAACCTTTGAGTAATGCCATTTGGCGTGTATAATACACAATCATTAAATCATCGTTTAACAAAAAATGCTATTGGAGAATGAATAATGAAAGAGCAACGAATCGCAGTATCAACAGGCAAGATTGACAAGCGCACAATTAATGGCAATAACGGAACTCGACGGGGTAAAGATAAGAAAAAGCGCAAGCGCCCTACAGGATACTATGTTTTAAAAGATGAAGTGCGCGCCGGACTAAAAGCGCGACTTGACATCCTTATTGAGTATTACGGAAGCGTGTCAGCAATGGCAAAACGTCTTAACGTTAGCCAGCAAACTGTAAATCAGTGGCGCGTTCGCGGTATGATTTCAGCCGCTGGCGCTCAAAAGGTGCATAACGATTACAAAAAATATGGCTGTCAAGGATATCGCGCTTCATTCTGCCGTCCAGATCTGCGATTTGATTCCAATGGTAAACCGCTCACAAAGAGATGTGACAAGCGTGAAATGTTGCGAGTGGTAAGAATGTCAGATTATGAACCTGGCGGATTCCTGTATAAACCTGAAAGCACTAATTGCTAAAAACAATGCCTGGCATGATGTTATCATCTGTCAGGCTTTTTTGTTTGAGGTGTATATGAATAACGAAAACTTTATGGTTTATCAAAAAGAAGATGTTCTCCCATATATGCAAGGATTGTGGCGTGAGGCGCTACAAAGTATTTGCGGTCTTCCAAATGAAGTTTTTAACGGCAAGCATCAATCTTGCCCCCACTGCGGCGGAAAGGATCGCTTTAGATGGACTGATAAACTTGGAGATAAAAAAGGCGACGGCGGCGCTATCTGCAATGTGTGCGGAAACGATACTGGAATTGGTTGGATCATGAAGCTAACCGGAGAACCTTACAGCGAAGTGATCAATATTTTGGGCCGTTTTCTTGGAAAAGTTCCGCAGGACTATAGAATCAAGGCAAATAAGCGAGTGTCTCGTGATTCTGGTTATTCGTTTGGGAAGCAGGCAAGCCATGAATGCTGCGAGCGCGTTATGTCAAAAACATTAAAATTTGATCGCACGCCGTTAAGCACATATGAAGGAATATACCAGCCTGAAGATGGTCATTATGATTGCGGCGTTAAAGATGGTCGATACATTCACGCGCTCCCATGTTACCTGGTACATTCCGATGATGTTGATGATGAAATGTGCAATGTGCTTTTCATTGATGAAGAAGGTAAACAGTCTTTTCTCGCAAAGGACTACACGCGCGGATCGGTTGTGAGAACAGGAAGCACAGATAAGACGATCTATCTTTGCGTTGACTGGATTGATGCGCAACATATTCACCTTGCAACTGGTCAAGAAGTTTGGGCCTGCTTTGATGCAACTAACATTGAGATTGTAGCTTACAGGTATAAAGGCAACAGAAGGATGCGAGTTGTCTGTAAGAGCACAGATCGTGACGCCATCATTGCCGCAGAGGAAAGAGGTCTTGAAATTATGATGCCGATTAATGATAATTACAGGCAAGGGATAGAGAGGAAGGTTTACAAACCTGAATCTCTTCTCTAAATGTCACTGCTACTTTTACCCCGCATTGCGGGGTTTTTTTTTGCCTTATCAAATGCTATTATCTGCATTGACATTAACATGCAACATGGGAGAAAACGCATGGCAATTTACAGAACCGGACAGGCGTCAATGGACGCTCAAGGTTATATAACTGGATACGACACGAAATGGCGAGAGCAACTAACACTCATTCGCCCTGGTGCAACAATCTTTTTCATTGATGCACCATTTCAAGCGGCTGTGATCAGTGAAGTTATCAGCGATACACAAATCCGCGCCATCACAACTGGCGGCGCTGAAATTGGGCGAAGCAACTACATTATTTTGCTGCATGATTCAATCACTGTTGACGGTCTGGCGCAAGATGTAGCGGAAACGCTGCGTTACTATCAAAGCAAAGAAACTCAGATCGAGGAAGCTATTGAATTTTTCAAAAACTTTGACCTAAAACAGTTGCAAGATCTGGCTAATCAGGTTAAAGGTGATGCAGAGAAAACGGCAGAAGATCGTGCTGCTACTGAACAACTGAAAAACGACACTCAACAGATAAAGGATTCTGCTGTTGCTGAAACAAACCAGATTAAAGCAGACACCAACGCAATCAAGGCGCAAACGCAACAGATTAAAGATTCTGCGATAACGGAAGTTAATTCCGCACGCGATAAAGGTGTTTTAGCTGTAAACCAGACTAAAGATCAGGCCGTTTCAGAAATGAATCAGATAAAGGGTGATGTTTCGAATCTGAAAAACGAAGCTATTTCAGCAAGAGATTCCGCACAGCAATACATGAATGGCGCGCAGGCTGCAAATAGCGCCGCTGAAACTGCAAAGAATGGTGCTGAAACTGCGCGTGATGAAGCTCGCCAATGGGCGCAACAGGTACAGCCTGAAAATATGCTGCATAAGGATCAGAATCTTGGCGATGTTCCAGATAAGGCTTTAGCAAGAACTAGTCTAGAATTAGATAGAGTTGAACAAAAATTAAACGAGACAAAAATTCTTTCTCCAAATAAAAAAACATACGTGTTCATCAATGATGGTGATTGGGGGTGTTATAATATAGACTATGGGACAATCCCTCTTTCCGTTGCTAGAGGCGGTACTGGAGGAACAACAGACGAAGAAGCTCGTAATAATTTAAAGATAGATAAATTTGTTCAGACAGAATCCGATACAAGAATATTAAACCAATCTAAAAATCATACATTCTTTATAACCGATGCAGATTGGGGTTATTTCAATAATTCGAACTCTGAGAGGGTACCGCTTCCTATAATCAGTGGTGGTACTGGAGGAACCACAACGTTGTCAGCGTGTCGTAGTCTCCGTGCAATGAACTACGACCACACTGGCAACACATATTACGCTTCGCCGGAACTTGATACGGGCATTGGCTTTTATAGCGCTGATGTAACACCGTGGCCCGGAGGCAACGGTGGTCCTTACACCTACGCCGAGATTATGACAATTGCTGAGGGTGGTGGCGGCCCTGGCAGTACAGGTAACTGGTCACAAATTGGTTTTTCAACTATAACAAATCAAGCCCCGCGCTATCGGCAACGTACGTCCAACCCAGCGCTTATCACTAACTGGCGGGATTTCTTAATCCGTGATCTTAATACCACAGTGGATAGCAACGGTTTCATTAAAATTGCATCTCCAATTGTAAAGATCAAAGGTGATGGTAGTGCAGAATTTAATATGGAGTCCGAAGGATGTGTTGTCACAAGAGACGATATTGGAGTATACACAATAAAAGGTTGTTTAGGACTTAACAGTGACGCTGCTTGGGGAGGGTCAGACGGAGGTTTTGAGATACCAACAGATATTAATAAACAACCAAGAATATGGTTAGATTATTCTGTTAAACCTGATGGCAGTGTAACTATAAGAACTTATCATAGAACCCATCCAAACTCACCTGAGTTTGCGAGAAACGAGATAGAAGGATTTTTGGATGGAGATCCAATAGATATTCCTGATGGGTGCTTTATCTCTGTTCGCGTTCAAATGCCAAATATGAACTAACTTAAAAAGCGCGGCCCATGCTGCGCTTTTTTTCGTCTTTATGCCAGTTGCTTACATATCGCTTACAAATGTTTTATATCTATTCCTGACAGTTAGGCGTATACTCTTTGTCGTAACATAAATGTTGCAAACTTTTTTTATTTTTTTTAACGTCAAAGAGGAATTTACTATGTCAGATATGACTTTACTCCCTACTGGTGGTGGTTTTGGTGGCGAAGCTGGCGCGGCTGGTCTTGGAGGTGCTGTTGGTGGCCTGATTGGGTCATGGTTTGGAAACGGCTTTAATGGTCGCGGCGGTTATGGTGGTGATGGTGCTGCTGTTGCTGTCGGTGCTAACGCTGTTCTTGATGGAATTAATAACATCCAGACAGGAGTTAACAACCTGGGGCTGCAAACTCTGCAAGGCCAAAACTCAACAAACCTTACCGTTGAGCGCTCCGCCGCATCAACCTTTAACGGTATTACCAGCCAGAATACGCAAAACCTGCTTGCATCAGTGCAAGGTTTCGCCGGACTGAATACCGCGATTGTTAGCGGTACTAACCAGACGGTTGCTGCGATTAATGCTGCTGATGTTAATGCTCTTGAGCGTTCCTATCAGGCGCAGATTGCAGCGGAGAGATGTTGCTGCGAGACTAACCTGAACATTGAGCGACAAGGTAACGCAACGCGAGATCTGATTCGTCAACAGTTCGCTGATTCTCAGGCTGTTCTGATTTGCGATATGAAAGCTCAGTTGCAGGAGGCTCGTTTTGCTCTTTCTCAGGCAAACCAGACCGCCGCACTGAATTGCAAAATCAACCAGGTCGAGCAACTGGTAAACTTCAAGTTGCCTACTCCTCAGACTCCGCCTACTGGCTGTTGCGGCTGATAATAAATCAAGCGCCTTTCGGGTCGCTTTTCATCAAGAGGGTGAGATAATGAAGATCCGTTATGCTGGCTATAAAATACCGCGCATTCATTTGCCGCGAGTTTCAATCGGGAGTGATGATCATGATGATGATTATGAGCGAGATAGCAAACATGATTCAGTTATGGGAAGTGTTATGGAAAGAACTAAGCACTATCCTAAGACCTGGGACGCGCACATTGACAAGCCAGGCGGCTTAATGTCGATTGTAGAAATGGAATACAAAGAGCTAATGACCGAAAAGGCAGACGGCTCGCATCATGGCATTGAGAAAGAATTAACCGATCTTGCTGCCGCTTGTATCTGCGCATTGCGTAAAATGAAATCAATGTAAAAAGGTTAACCGATATGCAAAACATTAATCAAAATGGCGCTGGCGTGACTCAATTCAACGGGATGAGGCCGAAACAAATCATTGAGATTGGCGGCGTTAAATGGTCGTTACGGCGTGATGCTACTGATTCATCAATGGCGTTTCCTCACCAGAAAGTAAACTGGCTTAACGCTGGATGTGAGCCGCTTGATGGCAACATTCATTATTGTTGGATAATGGGCGTAATTGCGCCAAATATGGGGACTCTTGAGCGTCCGGCTAATGTGATGTATATCGGTTTTCACCAACAGAGGATCATGATCGCACCAAATAGCGTTACTGTTGCAGATCTAGACAGGATGCATGTTTATGTAAGCGATAGTTCAAATTTTGTTGGTGAGTTTGTAGGAAAGTTTTTAGGAATTGAACCTGAAAAGCCAGTAGCAGAAAGGGAATCAATTAGCCCGTGGCCTGTAATGCCAGAACAGCAATCAACTACTGAAGGAAAAGCAAATGACGAAAAGTGAAGGAATTGATCAGGTAGTTAAAGACCTGTCAGAGAGAGCGCACACAATAGCTGATGATGGTCATTCACCAATATCAATAATGAAATCTACAATGACTGATTTTAACGGACTAGGTAGCATGAGCGGCATGTTGTCAATAATGACTACCGGAAAGTTGAATGCGCATCAAACTGAACTCGCAAAGAGAATTGCTGTTAAGGTGATTGCTGTTCTTGGGATGGCTGAAAGTGAAAAAGGGGCGTAATGCCCCTTTTTTTATGCGTTTAACCCTTCTACGTTATCTCTATGCCATTGCTTATGGTGTGCTTGGCATAACCATCTAACTGATAAAGGTTTGCTGTAATCGTCATGGTGTGCAACTGATTTTTCACTACCGCAAATTTCACACGGTGATTTTTCCACCTTCCCATCACGTAATGCGTTATTCAATGCATTGTGTGCCTTATACTTTCCTGGAAATTTATTTCTCCATTGTTTTAAATATTCTTTGTCTTGCCGGTTTCCTCTTTTTCTATCGTAATCTCTTTTTTCATCTATGTTATCCCATCTGTTTTTTGTGACATCTTTTTTTGTACATTCTTTGCACTTGTTTAAGTGTCCATCAGCCATCCGTTTATGCTTATAAAATTCTTTAAGGGGCTTTACAGCCCCGCATTTAAAGCATTTCTTAAAGCGCATAGATTCGATGTTTTCCATATTGCAATCCTACACTAGCAAAAGGGATGTCGTCGTCAAAGTCCATAGGAGGTTGATTGCTTTGTCTTGGCTGTTGCTGTTGCTGTTGTTGCGGTTGATTCTGTTGTTGTGGCTGGCCCCATCCTCCTTGTTGTTGCTGTTGCTGTTGGCCTTCTCCTCGCTGGCTGAATATAAGATTTGCAAATCCACCAGGCATTAAACTTGAATACATCTTTCCGTTGTATTCTCGCGTTTCAATGCGCAGCGTGTCGCAAGATACAGAAATAACCTTGCCAACCTGGAATGCCTCAGCATACCAACCATTAAGACCTTCTGTTTTGGCATTAAAAAAGAAACTGTAGTTTGTATATTGCCAGTTTCCATCTTTATCTTTGTATCGCTCTGAAAGTTCAACCACATAAAGTGTGCTGCCGTTAGGCATTTGCTTTACTCGCGGCTCTTTTCGGATCTCACCAGTAATAATATGCATGTTTTATTCTCCTGTAAAAAAGGGGCGCAATCGCCCCTGTCAATCATTCAAAATCAGTGATACTTTGCGATTTTACTTGCTCGTCGTTTTTTGTGTCAACTTCTGGCGATGCAAGATTTTGCTTTGGTTGCGCTGGATTAAATCCTCGCGCTTTGCCGATCTCAAGCTCTGCCTTGCGCTTCTCGTAATGCTCTTTAATTACCTGCTTGCTTGCCGGATCGCTTGCCTTCCATGCTGATTTTAGCACTTCTTGTAATTCGTTTACGCTTTCGCATTTTTCAATGTCACGCTTCCAGTCGTTTGCAGATTTAACGGCAATCTGTGCGTCATCGTCTGCCTGGCTTAAACCAAATGCTGCTGCTGCTGCATAACGACGCGCGTATGTGAATGCAGAACCGACGCCTTGAGGATCGTTTTTGACGATTGGTAGCTCTGCGTAAAATTTCACCCACTGACCGGAAACATGAAGAACTGTTGTCTCAACCTTGATTCTGTTATGTTGTTCGCTTTCAATCATGTCCTGCATCAACATTAGCTCGTTATCATTCAATGCTGGAGTGATTGCATCAAGTACGGCATCAAGTGTTGCGTAACGGTTTTTAAGGTGCGTATTTTGCTTATCCTTCTTCACCTTTACAAACAAACTGCGCGCCTTATGCAGTGCTGGTAAAACCTTGTCGAATTGCTCTGATAGTTTCATGATTAATTCCCGTAATTAATGGCGGCTTTCGCCGCTTTATTGCTGTTAATGTTTTGTTTCTTCTTTGGTGTGTAATTTAATCAGATTTTCCATCATGCGATCAGAACTTTCTTTTACCGCCTTAATTGCTTCCTCGTTTTCTTCGCTCATTGTTGCAATGAGCACGACGCTATCGACTGCATCAATTACTTTTCTGATGTACTCCATTTCTTCTGCGCCTGCCGTTGGATCAAGCGGCGCAACAAAGTCACGAAGCAACATAGCCATGCCAGTTGCAAAATTATTAATATGAACTGCTACCTCTGACACTTGTTTGTTTTTCATGTTTATTTCCTTACTCTTGTTGTTAACTTATGCGGTGAATTATAACACCGCATTTTTCATTTGTTTAGCTATTTGTGCTGTTTAAATAAGATATTGCTTAAACTGGCGTCGCACCCAATCAGGAGTATCAAGGCAAACCTCCGGCTCACCGTTTGAATACGAAGGCCAAACGTCATGTTGCTGGCACATGGCAAACTGGTTAATTACGCTCATGTACTGAATGCGCCCGATCTTCAATTGCTCGCTGTTCATGCGGAAAGCCAACGGCAAATAAGGCTCTTTCTTCTCTTGCGCTAACAGGCGCACAACTATAGGTCGCTTTTCTTCTGGATACGCTTTCCTGAATAAATCACATTGCAACGCCATTTTCAGATAATAGCCGTGATTGTAAGCCAGGCGCATAAACTCAGCCGGATTAGCGCTCATCGTTGTTTTGTAGTCAGTGATCACAATCGCTTCTGGATAAATAATATCGCGGCAAATCGGTTGGCCTTTTTCATCGTAACCATCAATCAAAGTTGCTGTCACGTTCTTTGTTACGTCAACGTGATCGCATCGCACTTTGACTTTTACGCCGTTGATTTCACCTAACAACGATAATTCACGTTGTGCCGTCTTGCTATTCATACATGCGTTATGTTCCGGTATTGATTCCAGAACCTGGCGCATTGCCACGCACGAATCGTAATCTTTAGCCTCTATTAACTGAACCCCATCGGCCCTGGCCTGGCTTTCTGCGATCATGTCGATTAACCACATGACGTTAAGGTCTTCTCCGCAGTCAACCATCATTTTTATAAGTTCTGGGTAAGTCTTTCCGGTTGTACCTTTCAGGCCAAATGATTTCAGCTTTGCAGCAAGCGCCGTTTGGCTGGTTATCAGATCCTTAAAGTCTTCTGGCGCTGGCGCACGGCGATAGGTTTTTTCGAAAAGCTCCTTGCTTTCAAAGTTGGTATGCGACTGCGTACCAAAAACTAGCGCCTTGCTCTTGTCGTCACGCGGCTTGAACTTCCACGCCGCCGGGCATGTGCTGTAAATCTCTGCAAGGCTTGAACCGCTAACATAATCAGCCGTCCACGCTTCTGGATCGTGATAAAGCTCATTGCTCATTTCTTCGCTGGTGTACGCCATAAACTTATTCATGATTTGCCCTCATTGGTTGGTATGTCTGCATTGTAGCTATTTGATGCGTTTAGTCAATAGTTATTTTGTTTTTTCTGTTCTAACAACTTTCTAGGAGAATTGGATAACAAAATTCACATGTAAGTGATTGATAAATATCTTTGTTATCTTTTGTTCTCTTGTTCCTCAATTTGCGCCGGATATAGATATATAGACACACATAACCACTGACACATGCATAATCACAGAAAAATCACCAGACACACAAAATCACACAAAACATAGATAACAATAAAGAACAAACATGAATATATATACTACTAACTTATTGATTTATATGTATGTATATATTTATCTGTATGTATTGCGCTCTATTGTTGTTCGATTTTTGAGCTAAATTTAAGACTCCGCAGATTTGAGAACACCGGAGAACAAAAAGAACAGAATAGCACTTTTTGCTAAACGCCCACCGCAAGATCGTGTATAGTTGCAACTAACAACAACGAAGGAGATAACAAGATGAAAAAATTAATCGCCGTTTTGATTGCCGCTATTGCCATGACTGGTTGTGCTCAGAATCTTAAAAATGGCGACTGTGTTACTTACACTTACGGATCTTGCATGGTGCGATTAGTTGATGGTCAGAAGATTCCGGCTGGCGAAATCGATATGCGATTCAAAGGTCTTTCATCCGATGACGTCCAGGGCAACTTTAGCGGCAAGGTATCAATCAAAACTAAAGAGTGGTAATTATGGGGCAAGGAATATATATAAACCTAAATGACGGTCGTCCGGCAATGGAGATAACATCAGGACTTCGCGCCCCGTCATGGTGTGGGCCAATACAAGCTGACGGGGTTGATTCATCTGGATCGGTTTTTGATTTTGGTCTGCAAATGAGTCCAGGATCTACCGCTTTTTGCCTTCCATCTCAGGCTATCTACATAGACGACATGGATTATATCCCTGAGGTGTATTATTTAACCAGCTTCCAGAAGGTTAATGATTCAACTGGACGGATAACGGTAGGTAATTTTAACGGGCGCGGTGGAAGGAGGATGAGATTTTATGGCAACTGTTACGAGATACTACCCGCTCAGGCTGGAAATCAGGGGATGCTTGTTAACGATTCAACCAACTTTGCAGCGATA